GAACCCTACGAGCTACCAACAGAGGAGGTAAGGGAAATTTTATATCATCACTACGGACAAGGAAAGACTGCTAATTCGTGGCAAAAATTAGCCGCAAATCAATCAATCAAAGCCATAACTAACCTACTAAAAGGAGAGAGATGACTAACATTCAAAGACAAAGAATATGAAATCAAAAGAATTAGTAATTGAAAGGAAAAAACTTTATAATGCAATTGTTAATGGCAAGAAAGTTATTGTATATAAACATTTCTCTGGTGAATTTGTAGATTGGGCAGATTGCAAAACAATGTATGGCATTGAGACAATTAAAATATTAAATGAATATAATGATGAATAAAATACAACGAGATAGAATAGGATATGACTGGTCATGGTTAATTCTAAAGCTATAAAAGTATCTGACAGATTACCTACTTTTGCAGGAGTATATAAAGTAAAATTGAAAAGTGGAGAAATTACAATGGCTTTTTTTAAACACTACGGTTACGAACATACCTGGAAGCAATGGATAGAATTATGGTTTGAAGAAAATGACACCGATTGAACGCTGGTATAATGGATATGATTTTACAGGAATAGTAGTACTTTTATTCCTGTTAGTACCTATCTTGTGTGGAATAATGTATAACAACGGATTGTTATGAAAACAGAAGTTATTGCAAGTGGTACTCGAAAGAGGTTTACCCCAATCTTTTATATTGGTGGAATAAAAGGAAAACAGTTTGCCTTGTATCCATGGAATAATGAAGAAGGGGCTCAACAAGAATTAAAAAGACTTAAGAAAGCTTTGAAAGAATGGAAAAATAAGAAATGAAAAAGCTGAAACCAAAGAAAGGATTTCGTTATGTTCGGATCAATCCAAAACTTGTGATAGAAGTTGGTCCGGATAAAACTGACAAGGAAGCTGTTGAAGAATATAATCAAAAGTTAAAAGACACAAAACCAAATGCCTCTTACAGATGGAAACATAATCATGAATGATGGATCGTAGAGAATTTTTTAAATTGGCTGGTTTGGGAGCTGGTGCTCTACTTTCAAAACCTGAATTGGAATTATATGAATTACTCAATAAACCAGTTCCAGAAGAACCTGAAGTTCCTAAAGTAAAACAAATACAATATGAAGCAGGATATATCTACAGAGGTGCAGAACAGGTTTGTGCAATAGCCAATTGTAATATTGAAATGAATAGGGATACAATTGAAATCACTACATCCAATGATCTTCCTTATAGAACTTTCTGGCCTGGCAAACTAGAAGTAATAATAAGTGGTGATCTAACAATGCTGGTAGATAATACAACAGAATGGGAACTATTTAATAGTGAAGAATTACTCCATTGCGTAGTATCGGGACCGGATAAAAGTTTTACGGTAGAAGCGGATGGATTGATTGTTAGTATAAATACCATGGCACAGATTGATCATCCACTGGTAAGTTCATTTGAATTCAGAGTATCGGGAGAAGCATTTATTAATGAAAACATAAATTAAAATTTCTAATCATGAAAAAAGAACAAGTTTTAGTACAGGAAATCCACAATGCATTTGACAATGCTGAAGATGTATTGTTGGAACAAGCTCATGAAATCATTGAGAGTAATCACATCACAGATACTTCTCATATTACGAAGATGGTAGAAGCCGGATTCCGGAATGCCAAAATTGTGGAAGAAACAAATCAACGCTTGAAAGTTGCAGTGAAAAATGCAGAGATGGCTGAATTGATCGTTTATTACAAACGGACTTATCCATTCTTGAAATTCCTGACAATAGAAAAACTGGATGAGATTTGTGAAAAGTATGATCTTATCCATGGTCCGGTGGATCGTTACCTGGAAGATGTACCGGAAAAGAATCTCAATGATGTTCTCTCAGCACAGGAATTAAAAGAAGAAGATATAGCTAAAGATATCTGGAAAATAACTTCAGTAGAATTTTACAGTGATGTTCCACAGGAGATGAAAGATTGGATATTGTACACTGAATTTGAGGAAAGACCTGGAACTGATGATTGGTTTAACAGATATTCTCCTGTAGCACATTCCGGATATGTTTATTCTTCCATTAATAGAGAAAAGATAGAAAGGGAAAGTAGTTTATTTATAGCAGCTCCGAAATCTCATTTCAATTTGAAAGGATTGAAAAAACACGGAAAGTTAGGATTCTTCAAATCCATGGTCATACATGAAACAAAGGATCCAATTGTATTCCGTTATGTCCGTGGTGGTATCCAGGTACTAACCAAGTGGGGATTGGAAGCAAATGATCCAGAACTTGCAAATCCACTTGATAATTAGTTATGGAATATCTTAGTAAGGAAGAATGGGATTTATATCATTTGTTGAATGATAAAAAGGAAGAGAAGAAATCCAACATTACCTTTGGAATTTCCTCACATCCAGAGGTAATAATCCCATCTTCCTTGTTGACTGAAAGATTAAAAACTACTCTTGAACTCGGAATATCAACAAGAATGATGAAAGATGCAGCTGATGCAGCTGATGCAGCAGCTTTAGCTCTTTCAAGATTTGATAATTTTACAACAAAGCCAATCAAATCTTTTGCAGATGGTGGATTGATAAAACCAAATCCAACAGCATGAAACAGGAAGTAATAGCCGGAAGATTATTTGCTGAATTAATGGATCTTGGAATTGTCAATGAAGACAATGAATGGGAAGTTTACAATCGTCTCATGCAAGCATACTCTGCTGGCTTTGATGCTGGTAAGAAAGCACATTCATTTCAAAAGGCTATTGTACAATGTACTACCGAAGGAAAGATAATTGAAATATATGAAAGTGCAGCCGAGGCTTCCCGTAAAACCGGTGTTGATCCATCAGATATAGGTAGATGTGCTGCTGGTAAAAGGAAAGCCAAGACTGCTGGTGGTTTTGTATGGAAGTTTGTTAACTTGAAAGATTCTACCGCTTCCGAAAAGCAAATAATAGAATCATTGCAATCAAAATGATTCCAAAAAGAGTGATAGCAACTACTCTCCAATAACTTTTAACCCCTCTCTCTGTTATTACCGGATAAGGAATATCATTTGTTATTCTGATTGTATCCCGATTCACCCTAATGGCACTATCAAGTTTCCATTTAAACACTGTGTCGAATTGTATAAGCTCCAATCCGAGGTGATTGTCATCCAGATGAGCCAGAGCTCTGGCAAAAGTAGTTTCTGCCATAATAATGGTATCTGGTATATTTACCGTATCATGGAAATAAACATTATTCACCGTAGATTCTCCCGGTAGATATTTATATATTATGGTATCCCTATAGATAACCTCTCCAGGAATCAATACAGTATCATGTGTTTCCGGTATGGGATAACGTTCCAATAAGCGGGCCAACCGCTTTGTAGGGGAACAGCCAACCAACACTATCATCAATAACAGACTAAACCTTTTCATCTTTCTCTTCCTTTTCAGGTTTGACTGGAGTTGCCTTTACCGGCTTCGTTGGAGTAGGCTTTGGTACATTTAATGTAACATCTGCCCGAAAAGCATTTTGCAATCCCTTGATTAAAGTATCAAGGACTGGATCATACTTTTTTGGCATTTCTTGTAGAAAGAGAATCAATTGGTCCCCCATTTGTGCTGGGATAACATATGCACGATTAAATGTACGTTCTTCTGTTTGTGGTGCTTTCTGATTACTAACCGAAGCACGCTTTTTTGATCTTAAAACACTCATGATTAGAATATTTGATTAATACTTAATTTAATAGAGTTTGCATTTGTTTTTTCAATATCTCTATTTCTTTTTTCAATTTATCAATTTCACCCGTATGTTCATTGTGTCCTGCAGCCAATACCGGTATCAAATCAGTATACCACAACTTCAGATATCCATTGTCTTTTACCGTCACAGCTTGAGGAGTATTGGATTGAACTGATTGTGCTGAGATACCAAGACGAATCATTTCAGTATCATGTCCCATTACTTCCTTGGCCAGATCATTGAACCGAAAAGTGAAACATTCCCATTGCTTAATTCTTTCCGAAGCATTTTCAATCCTTATAATGTCCTGCTTTAAACGGATATCCGATGTATCATCATAGTAAGATACTGCTCCATCAGTTGTATAAAATTGAAGTGTTTCAGCCCTATTTGTATTAGGAGTGCCGGGTAAATAAACACGATTGATATATGAGGTACTCCATACATGAGTTGAATCCCCAAGACCAAGACCCAATGTAGTTGTAGGATAGAGATAATTAGCATCTAATATCATCTCTGATGTACCGTTTATATACCAATAATGGTGGTCAGCCATCATTTCCTTCATGACACGTAAGTTGGCACTGGAATCCGATAGGCCGATATACATCCTACCTGCATCATTATCATTATATCTTTCTACTGTCATATATCCAATGATATCATAGGTTGTACCAGATTGTGTATTATGGAATGTGATACTTCCCACAGGACTATTTGTAGTTTGATTACCTACCAATTCCAACGTTGATATCTCAGCACTACCAATTGAAGCTATATTTAGTGTATTATTGTATCCACTTTTACGAGTAGTTGTGTCATCCCCAATAAATGTATTTGAAGCTATAAAAACATTACTGCCCAATCTTGTAATTCCTGTTGTAGCAAGTGGTGTATTATGAACATTGGTTAATGACTGAAATTGAGTCCAACCTGTTTGATCTCCCCAATCACCAGAAGAATCTGGTTCATAGATAATCCATTCGCTATAAGAGTTACTTACATTATAATCTTCTATCATTACTCGTACAGTGGCTCCAGGTTCTAATAGAACAGCAAATCTTCCACCATTATTGGCACGATCTGCATCATTGTAGAATAAACCAACCTCAGAAAATTCATAATTCAAATAAGATTCACCAGCAATTTGTGTTATCTGTCCCTGACCATAATGCCAAGATATAATAAACTTTGCAGCAGCATGATCACTGGTATCATAACCCATAACAGTAACTATTGCCATTGCATGATCCCCTCCATTTGTTTCCGCTAAAGTATACCATTGAGCAGCTGAATCAATGCTGGTAAATATTCCATATTGAGCATTTACTAAATTGTCTCCTAAAACATCTCCATTCACATCTAATGTTGCAGCAGGAGTACTTGTATTAATCCCAACACTGGTCTCACTATTATCCCAAATTATTCCAATGTTTGATGAATTTGTTCCTATCTGAATATCTTGAAACAAACTATCTCCCTCATCCCAATAATATATTTGAGTCACACTGCCTCCAGAAACATTAAATGTCAACCGTGTATCGGCTTCTCCAGTAGAATAAAAAACTGGGTTTCCACCCGTTGACTTAATAACACCAGCAACTGTCAAAGTAGTACCATCAAATGTGAGATTTGCTTCACCATTAATAGTATCTGTATCTACAGCAGTTACAACACGGTTATTAGCACCATTGGTCATATCAATACCACCTGTAGGATCAGTCCACTCTAATCCGGTTGCTGTAGTACTATTTGCAGAAAGAACTTGACCATTTGATCCTACTCCAAGACGAGTGTTTAGAGTAGAATATGCCATGATATCTCCCTTTGTAGTCAAGGGAGAAATATCTGAAAGCACCCCTGCTGGAACTCTGTAACGAACAGTACCACTATCCTGAATCAGATATTCACTGGCGGCTGAACCAAACGATGTAGCTCCTAAACCGGTTATTGTTTGACTATTAAAATTGACTGCAGCATCGGCAATTGATACATCTGTTGTTCCATTACCAACTATGACATAATTATTAGTTAAAGTTCCAGAAGCCGTTACAGTACCAGCACTGAATGAAAGATTGTCTTGCATATAAGTCTGAAGGACCGATACGTCCATTCGTTTAATTGTACCGGCATCACTTATCCATAGTTCATCTGTTGACGCTAATCCAGAAGTCAGTGCTGTCTTCCCAGAAATAGCATTATTGTTAATCATACTGGCTTCCACTGCAGAAGCAGCTATTGTAACAGCTATGGATGTAGCACCACTACCAGATACATCTCCTGATAAAGTAATTGTTTCATTACCTGTAAGAAAACCTGTAATTGCGTGAGTGTGACTTGTTGCAGTAACAGCGTTAGAAGTAGCAGCCGTTAACGTGGAAGGAGTTCCCATTGTCACCGAACCGGTTGTATTGATAGTAGTAAAGCTCATTCCATTACCAGCAGCTACTGAAGTGACTGTACCATCTCCTGTACCGAAACTAAGATTGCTCTGCATATAGGCTTCAATAACGCTCACGTCCATGCGTTTGATTACCCCAGCATCACTAATCATCAATTCATCAGTGGAAACAAGGCCAGATGTAAGAGCAGTCAACCCGGAGATAACATTATTGTTCAACATGCTACTCTCAACAGCAGCTGCAGCAATAGTAACTGCAATAGATGTAGTACCGGAACCAGATACATCCCCTGATAGAGTGATACTTTCATTACCCGTAAGGAAAGAAAGATTTGCATCAAAGTAAGCATTCATAACACTTACATCCATACGTTTTAAAACTCCTCCATCACTAACAAATAATTCGTCTGTTCCTGCTAATCCAGAAGTCAAAGCCGTTTGACCTGAAATAACATTGTCATTCAACATACCAGATTCTACTGCATCGTTGGCAATAGTTGTAGTTATTGAAGTTGTCCCACTACCAGTAACATCACCGGATAATGTTATACTTTGATTACCTGTTATAAAGCCAGAATCATTATCAAAATTTGATAGTCCATAACCAGAAGGATCCACAAATTCCAAAGCATCTGGAGTAGCATTAACCATAACCAGAAATCCACCAGAACTGGTGTAATTGGCAGGAGTATCAGGTAAACCAATAAAAGTCCCTCCAGCAATTAATTCACTCAATTCATAAGGTCCTCCAATACTGTCTATAAAAACCAAAGCACCAGCCGAGTCTACATACATCTGTGCTGGTACACTATCTTCTCCAAGAGTAATTATTCCATTCTGTAATTCTACACCTTCTATGGTTACTCCAGCATCTGTAGTAAATTCATTAATGATATCTATGGATAATCCTGTCAATGATAAGGAAGCCACCTGTGTTCCAGTAGTTGTTGTATTATTGGCAGCAGCATAAAACCGCATCTCCGTAATAGCATTATAAGCACTGTATCCTCCACCAAAACGCAGGAAATTATCTGATCCATCACTCACTATATCAAATGCCAAAACTGGTTCTTCAGCATTAGTAGCATGTGGAACAGCAATCGCTCCATTCTTAGGCTCAGCATCAGTTCTAACTGTACCACCAACCGCATCGGCCCCGATTAAAGCATATCTGGAATACTGATTTAGATAGGCACCATTCAATATATCCAGAGAAGTACCATCAAATGTAAGGTATTGATTTGCTACAATAGTACCTGCATCAAGATAAGTTCCTATTCCATATGGAGTAGATCCACTCCAAAGGATACCAGAAACACCTCCTCCACCTCCACCACTTGCAAATGCATAAGTAGGTGATGTTTTCTCTCCAAAAAAATCAGGATCAACAAATGCTTCAACAACAGTTACATCCATATCAAATCAAATTTATTTCTGTTTCATCATCATATTCCGTAAGTTCAACAGAATGTCTATCGGCTTCAGGCAAAAAAGCATCACCTGTCAGAATAAATTTTTTATCACTTTGTTTATTATCTAACCACAATTGAAGAGGATGAAGTAATTCATCAGTGATATAATCCAAAGTTATTTTCTGTCTGGCTACATTATAATATCTGAATTTGGAAGCAAGTAATCTCCTTGCTAGGCTATCTGAAGAACTGGCATACCCCCATTCTGTAGCCCTGAGATGAAAATTACTTCCTGTAAGTAATACATTCCGGTAACTCCAACCTGAATCAAATAATTCCAAGTCTACAATTAACTCATTAAGAAAAGCTGTATTTACGCTTCCTTTAATCAAATTGTTATCTGCAGTTTCTGAGATAGTTGCCGATATATCTCCATATGCTGCATAAGCACTTGGTTGAGGAGTAATAATCCCATCATCAAATTCTTCAGTACCAATACCGAAATAAACATTAACATCCGGTGGATCAGTTGTATTAACGAGAGTATCACCAATTGGAATAGTTAAGGATACTTCACAGGAGAATGTAGATGGATCCAATTCTGAACCACTCACTTCAATTGTTTGTAAAGCAGTTGCAACTGTAGCTACATTATATGTCCAGGTTCCAGCACTTTCATTATAGAATAAAAAGTAAGTACTTGCTCCAACAATTACAGCTATCCAATAAGTAAATGTAATTGTATAATCTTCCAAAGCACTACTACCTGGAATAATTGTTTCACTCACCGCACTGTATTTCCATTTCAAAGTAAGTTGTGTATCACTTTTAAGTGTTAATTTGAACATTGTAGTCAATCCATTACCATATCCATTTACTGCAACAGTACTCCAACCGGTCCGATAAATACTATTAGCAATATCAAAAAATCTGGCACCGGCATAACCCCAATCCACATTTGCATCATCGTAAGCAATCCATTGTCTCCATGCTGGTAAAGGGAATATATCAGTATTGTAGGTAATATCTGTAAGATCACTATTGATGATATTGAAATATTGCTTTTGATCTAATCGGATTTCCACATATTTCATACCTGGAGTAATAGATAATACTTGTGTATCACCTACCTGTGGCCTGTTTACTTTATCATGAATATCCCGGGTAGCATCAAGTGAAACAACAACATCAGAACCGGCATCAGCATATTGATAGCCAGCTGACGTTCCCGTGTCATACTGAACATATGTTTTGTGATAACTCCCATCAATAATTCCCATATCCGGATAATGTTCAATCCACCAATAATCCTGATACCAATACAAGAAACAATCAAAAGACTTGAGGATCATCTTCAGAATATCAAGGGCACTCATCCTATCAATATTGTTTTCCCATAATATTTCTGTAAAGAGTGCAGTCTTATTGAAAAGAGTTTCTTCTGCTCCTAAAGCATTATTAAGTTCTTCCAGAGAACAATGAACATAAATTGGATAGGATGAACCTGTCATTGTGAGGCAATCATCAATCAGATCAATCAATGATATGGTTTGTAATATATCTGCACTTACAGGATGATCATATTGTAATTTATTCAGAAGACCGGAAGCTGTAAAATTCAAATCAGATTTGTTTAACATATTCTGATTAATAGCTTCACAGTTCAAATAACCAACAAATATATCAATTGAACTCAATGGATATGGTTGATATAAAGTAACTACAACCCTGATCTGTCCATTGGAAATAGTCATCAATGGCAATAGTTCATAGAAATCACTCAGATCATTAATTACGGTAAACGTACAATTTGTCCTGACAATGGGATCCTCAAGACTTGGAAGGGAATTGGTAATCTTTAATGAATTCTCTCTCAAAGTAAGACCCATCTGATAAGATCCTCCATCACGTTGAAGATAGACAGAACCGGTAGCACCAGAACCCTGTCTGCTTCTCCAAGTCATATCATATTCAGTTACCCAGGCCATTAGTAGGTATTGTATAATAATTGTTTTAACCGTAGTACACCAACTAAATCATCACCTTCTGCTCTCAATTTAATTTCATCCGGTACGTTAGCAAATGTTGGTGTGAGCATTTTCTTTAAATCACTCAGAGGAGCAATTACTTCAGGATTGGTTTTTGCACTTGGATAATCAGCGACCTTGGCCAATGTTTCTCCATATACCAAACCTCCTTTGGCAAAGCTCTGTGCTTTTATCAAAGCAACCTGTGCAGCACCAGAAGCCACAACAAGTGCCGCAGCTATTGCTCCTGCAATTGGTCCCAGATCGGCAAGAGATTTTGTAACACCGAGAGCTGTATTTATTACTGCCTGAGAGATAGCCCATTTCTTTTGTTTCTCGTAGTACTTTTTCTCAATCCTCTCTCTGGCTTTTGCATTATCCCCAACTGCACTGAGTTCTCTTTGTTTCTGAGCTTCCAGAATGGTTGACATTGTATCAACAAAATTCTTTGCTATATCCCCTATCTTCTGAAAGTAAAAATCAAATATTCCTGCAATGTTCTTGAAATTTTCATTTGCAGCCAAAAACCATTCTCTGAAAGTTATTTGTCCTTCATCTCGTAAATTTTTCAGAGTCTGATGAATCTGAAGTAAGCTTTGTAAAGCTTCTCTTGTATTTGGCAGAGGAGGAGCTTCTCCAGTCCTTCTAGCTTCAATATCAGATAGAATACTATCTTCCGCTCGTAATTGCCTGAGACGCTTTTCTATATCTTCTTTCTTACCTTTTCCTTCAGCAAGCAATCGCTCATAAGTTAGAGCTAAAATTTTCTTTTGTCTCTTCTCGGCCTCAGTTAAAAGATCATTACTTGCTTCCATATTAAGTAATGCAATCTTCTGTAAAATGATCTTCTTTTGAGCTGTTTTATAATCTTCTCCAGATAATTTATTTGCTTCTTCTGTTGCCTGATTAATTTGATATTGCAATTGATACATTTCATTATAACCAGCAATTCTGTTCTTGGTAAGTGCTATATCCTTTTCCTTCTCATCGATAAGCTTTTGTTGCTGTTCAGATTCAGCTTCAGTCATATAAACTTGATCCTCTTTCAATTGTTTTAATTCCAACTCTTTCATAGCAAGATTACCAAGTCCACTATCCCGAGCATCCATCAATTCAACCAATTTCTCATCATTGCGAATTTGTTCTAAAGCTGCTTTTTTCTGATCTCCTTCAAGAGATAATGTCTTTTCTTTCGCTATGTTGATCCGTCCACGCATTTTTTCAATCTCACTCAAACCGGAAGTTTCATTTTGTACTTCTGCAAGTTCAAGTTGTTTTGCTCTGAGAGCTTTTGAATTTGCTTCCAACGCATCACCACTGAGTTTCTTACGGGCTTCTTCCAGTTTACTGATCTTACCTTTTATCCTTTCTTCAATACCAAGGCTGCTCTGGATCTGCTTTTGTTTGATAAGTTCCTGTTGCAGTTCTTGTATAATTGCTTCTTCACCTTTCTTTACATCACCTGTCAAAAGTGCTGCCTTTTCTCTGTGAAGATCAATAAGAGTAGATAATCGAAGAATTTCCTCCTGTTCACCCTTCACACTCTCCATATACTTGATCTGCTTATCAATCCCCTCAATCTTCATCTCCACGGTAAGCTCTTTATTTTTCACATTGGCATCATTCAATATTTTATCAATAGCATCCTGAATACCAAGTGATTGTTCTAATTCTGAAGACTTCAGTGAGAAAGCTGAAGCAAGAGCATCTGCAAAGACTTCTACCCGGGCAGGTGTTTTCTTGGGTGCATTTTCCAATCCAGCAATATATTCATCCCAAAGTTCTTCAGCTTTTTCACGCATCTTTTTACGGACAATTGTAAAATGAACTCCTTTACGTTCCATCTGAACACCTTCCAAAATTGCATCATCTATGGCCTTACTGAAATCAAAAGGAGTTTTTTGAATTTCATTCCATAATTCTACCCTACCATCAGTAACTATCTTTTTGTATTTTTTGAATTTATCCTCGATAGCTCCTTCATATTCCGCAGTTACACGTTCTATTTCCTGCTGATAACCTTTAACTATCACATCAGCCTGACGAGCTTTAGTAACTTCTCTTTGAGCTCTTTCAATATCTTCAAGAGAAGATGCTTCAGTAATAAGATTTGTGAGATAAGAAGCATATTGGGTATTGATTTGATCTTTGGCTCTCTTCCATTCATCAGTTCCTCTTTTGGCTAACTTCAACCGAGCAAATACCAAAGCCACAGTTGCTGCTTCTTTATCTGCATTTTCAATAACCCTGGCCTGTTCTTCAGTTGATCGTTTTTGTATTGCATAATAAGATTTATTATTGGCTACCAATTTAGCAATAGCAGTAGCAAGTGCTACCACAGCAGCTGCAGCAAGAACATATGGCCCTATTGCAGAGGTGACAATTGAAACAAGACGGGATATAATAACAAGTGCAGGACCTGCCAATGCAATAAACTTCACCAATACAAGATTCCATTTCTTCTGTGATTCTGTCATTGTCTGAACCCTCTGAATCAAACCCTTTAACGAATCATTCAGTTTTGTCAGTTTATCAATCACAACTGGTTTTAACAGATTACCTATCTCTACAAATGTGACTTTCAAAGTAGACATTGCCACATTAAGTTTCTGTTGGACTGTTCCACCTACTTCTGCAAAGGCACGTGCAAGGGATCCATTGGCATTTTTCAATGCATGGAATATCTGAACATTATAATCCACGTTCTTTCCAAGCAAATCTAGTACACCAAGAAGAGCCCTGATATTCGGGAATATCTTGGCCATGGCTTCCTCATTCCCAATTGTGGCAGCTCTTAGATCGAGTAATGCCTGAATCAAACCCTGTTCACGAATTGTCTTCCTGAAATCAGCTGCAGAGTAGTTTGCTTCATTTAATGCATCGGCAGTTGCCTGAGATGGTGCAGCCATTGTAGAAAGAATAGCTTTCAACTGGGTAGCAGCTACCCGGGCATTAGTACCAGTACGTGTCATACCGGCAAAGGCAGCACCAACCTGGTCAAAGGTAACTCCAAATTCGGAAGCAATAGGAAGTACAAATCCCATTGCACCAGCCAGAGATTCAGCTTCAGCTTTACCTTCACGAACCGTAGCTACCAGAATATCCGTAGCCTGTGCAGCATTCAGGTTCTCTTTACCATAAGCATTCATTGCTGAAGTAACCAGATCAGCAATAGTTTTTGTATCTCCTAATCCTACTGCAGCAGCCTTGGCAGACATCTCCAAGACATCAAGGGCATCAGCTCCACGAATACCTGCAGAAGTAACGAAATACAAAGCATCAGCCAATTCCTCCGGGCCACGGCCAGTTACGGTGGCCATTTCAAGAACTTTCTTGTTCCAGGCTTCCACCTGTTCCCTTGAAACACCAACCAAACTTATGATCTTGGTCATTGAAGCTTCAAACTTCTTCTGGGTACCAATTGCAGCTGCTCCGGCAAGAACCATGGGAAGAGTTACAAAACGTGTCATGGTCCTACCGACAACCATCATCCCATTATTGAACGCAACCATACTCTTCTTGGCCTGATCCATTCCCTTTATAAAAGGTTGAGTATTCAAACCAAGGGTAGCAACCAATTGCCCAATATTACCTATTGCTCCAAGTCCTGCCATCGTCTTTTATTTTGTACGTACCATTTTTTCTCTATTCTTCAGCATTTCCCTTTGTATCCTCAAAGGTGGTGTGGTTCTTATTTTACTCTGTTTCTTAATTCTTTCATTATGCCTTTTTGCAAAATCCAACAGAAAATCTTTCATCTGTTCGGGGGTTTGCTGTTTAGGTAAATCTGCCTCAGTTAATTTTTTATCCCATCTAAATCCAATTAAATCTTCTGCTCTTTTATATTGATATGCTGCAGTCCGACCTGGCTGGTGATTGATCAATAACCAAGCCTGAAGACGCATCGAGTCGTTTACAATTTGCGTTTGCATTTCATATTCGAACTTCCTTCTTTCTCCCATCGATTTCAAAGCATGATACAACTCGACAGGAGACATATCATAAAAATTCTCAGAAGTAATACCCAACGTGGCCATTGCAAAGCCACAGATTTTATCGATATCTACTTCTCTTGTTTGTTCTTCCCCACCCCCTCCATCATCTTTTCCACGATATCATCCGGGAAAAAAGTTGTTACTTTAGATGCAAAATCAAAAAAACATTCATCAAGGATTTGCTCCATATCCTCCATTGTAAATTTGAATTCCTTTCCGGCTAATTTGTGTCCCTGCATCAGGGAGTAGTATAAAAGTGGTTCGTAAGCTTCCAGATCACCCTGTACATCATTCAGGTTCTTGTTGTACTCCTTCTGCATCATTTTGATTGCGAAGTACCCAATCTTGATTGGTAATTTTTGCTTTTTGTAAGTGATTGTATCCATTTCAACTTGATTAGTTTGATTAACAATTCATTAAAATAACTAACCCATGATTAAGGTTAGTTATTGATATTCTTATCCAGAGCCTGATCCACTGTTGACAGTTACTTCTCCGGAAATCTTAATTGTTACCGAAGCGGTAATCTTATCGTCAGCAGATATCTCTAGCGGAATCTCAGTTACCAAACCTTCGAACTCCAGTGAGGTATTCTCACTATCAGAAAGTACGATTTCGTACGATACGGCAGTGGAACTCTCAAAGTCGGTCTTCATTAGATCGAACGTAGCTCTTGTGAAGTTCATGGTAAGCTGGATAGTACCTGCATCCCGGAAACCAGTGATGAACTCCCGGTAACCCCCTGTGGAGTCAAGAGAAGTCACATCAATGAAGTCCCGGGTCATAGATGGTCCAGAAATTGAATTCACCTCGGCAAGTGCTGCCCAGGCTCCTCCGCTGTACCGTCTAAAACTAGTGCCGACACCGGCAACTGCATTGCTAGCCATATTTACCTCCTTTTCATATTAAAGTTAATACTGAAAATAGCTCTCTCGTTGTCATCCCAACTCAACAGGGCAGGTTCACCTGCTGCACGGATGGCTGTATATAGCGTACCATTCCATTCTTCTTGTGCCCGGGAATGTAGATGGTCCATTATATTATGTGCTAATGTCAATCCTACTTCATATTTATTATTCCGGATATGAAGCATGACCGAACTATTGTACAACATCACATCTTTGTCCAAAGTAGGCTCTGGAGCAAACCCTTCGGTATCAAAGATTGTTACGGTATTATCCGGTGATTTTGGATTTCTACCGATAAACAGATTGCTTGCGAATGTTAATCCCAAAGTACTATCCTCAAGCATATCCTTAATATCCTCACTTGCAAAATTCATAGTCTTGTCTGGTTTCTGATTCGTTCTCTAAATTCTGTTAATAGTATATCATAAAACTTGGGCTCCAATCTCTTCATGTGAGTTTCCATGAACTTTGGCCCTGCTCCAGGTCTTGGCACATACCAGCGTTTCTTTCCAGGTCCGGGACCATATCTCCAACGAGGAGTGACAAAATCGGCACCCACCATTTCATGAACATACAAAGCGTAGTTTGCACTGAAACCAAAGATCACTCCATGGACAGCTCCCACATTTACAAACTTGGTAAACCAACTTGCCCTGAGTTTACCCAGATCAACAGGAATCTTTGGAGCTTCTTTATCCATTGCACCACGTAACAAGATCATCATTCTCTCCATTGAAAGTCTGCTTCCAACCTTCAGTGTACGAAATACCGATTCAAGATTGGAAGTAACTTTCTCAATTCCCAATAACCGGGTCTGTTGAGCATATCCGGTGATCTTATTATATGTTCCTGGTGTAAGTGCCATTTTATTTCACATAAGGTGGTCTGAGTTCTTTAGTTACATTCAAATAAACTTTATACATAAATTCAGAGTTGCTTCCCAACCTCGGTATCTTCTCATTTGCCAAAATCACCATGGCCCCTTCTACATTCTTGGGATCCTCAGAGGCAGCTGAATCATCAATCACAGAATCATCAAGGGTACCAACGTAGACATATCCTCCTCTGTCCAACTGACGATCCAGATAAGCTGCAGCCCGGGAAATAATCTCTTCATCCATTTCAGATTGAATGATTTCAATTACTTCCTCTATACGGCAATCCAATTCAACTGGTGCTGTATAGGTATGTCCTCCATAACCATCAGGTACCGGTGCAGCCCAATAAACAATTGTCTGCTTGAAGTGCTTTGATATGAATGCAGGTGTGCTCATGTGTCAAAACTTGTAATTGCTTTGATTGAAATTTTTCTTTTACCAATAGACCTCAAAGTTCCTGAAGTATCTAACATTGCAGCAGTCTGACCCCATGGTGTCCCCATAATCTCTTCCCCGAACTTACCAGCATAAGTAATTTCGGCATCACCAATTTTCTCCCTGATACCAATTCTTTCGTTGGTAAAGGCAATCAGATGTGCAGTCAAATATCGCTCGATTAATTCCAATCTGGTATCTCCAAGAGTAGTATCACTGTCCAATTCATCAACTATATCTGCAGCTACATCTATATAACTTTCAACAGCAAAATTTGTCAACGATGTTGAATAGATCGCTTTAACTCTCGTTGCATCTGTTCTTCTGCTCATGGTTTCACGGTTTTAAATCCTTGTTTTGCTTTCCATAATTGTGGCTCTATAAATTCTTTTACTTCCTTTTCTTTCCATTCCAATCCGAGCCATTCTATCATTTGTTGCATTTGCCTGAAATCTCCATCTACCATACGGTCTGGCCATACGATATCTGTGTTGAGCCCTTCCTGCATCATTTCTATAAATCGAAACTCATGCTGATGAACCCACCAGAGCCAACCTTCATATTCATTTTTAGCACGAACAGCTTTCTGGTTTGCAGGTTTCTGAAACGCCCTCATGAAATTGGTATGCATACAACTCCTAATGATATCAGGAGTCTTCCTTCGTACAATCACCCACTTGGCATTCGGAAAAGCAAAGTGCCACACAGTCCAATGTTGACACATTTTGGCCCCTTTGTACATCCACGGTCCATCTTTATAACCTTCTTCTTTCATTACAGTTTCTACTCTATTCTGCCAATCAGCAGGAAACCGTAGATTATTTATATCCGGTAATGGATACTGCCCGAGTGGATCCACTCCAATCGATCTGTAATAAGGCTTCACAATTGCATTCCGGATACGGGCATTTTCAAACATCCCTTTCCTATTATTAGGAGTAGGTCCGGACATATCCCCTCCAAATGCTCCACATATATTAATAATCCCTGCCACCATTGAGGTACCAGAACGTGCACAGCCTGTGATTAAGATTGGTGCATTCATATTGTTCTTTTATTTCCTATTACTACTAAACTACTAACTCTGTTATCCTTCCTAAATTCTTTAAATCCAATTACATGGAAATATCCTTTCATCAATTCTATCACCTGATCTTTGGAAGTAAATTCTCTCAGATGCATTCCATTAATTCCACCATTTAGTGGAACTGAAATAACAATCCGGTTCATGGCATGTCTCATTATTCCTTCCATTGCCAATCCGAAATGTTCAACATGCTCTAAAGTATGACCACAATGAACGCTGTCAAATCCTTTTCCCAGACTCACATACTCAATAGCTCCCTGGATAATTTCAACACCACTTCCATTCAGGTGCTTTTTCATTTGCTCAATTGCTTTCTTTTGGACTTCCAGACATGTTATACTGTAAATATCCGGTCTTTGTAACATCAGGTATGCTCCAAATCCATCACCTGCCCCTATATCCAGAACTGAACCATGCAGGTGGGAAACAGACCATTCATACCTTTCCCGGGTTTTATCCTCACCGGAAGGAACCATGTATCGCTCCCATGAAGCATCCACCTTTTTTGTAGATGTAGGACTATTATATATTTTTTCGTAGTCTATCATCTCAGGTATAATGATTGAAATTCATAATTCAAATATGTCTTAGCCCATTCTTTTTGTTCAGCGGCAAGATCCTTACGTTCGGTAGGATGATCAAGGTAATACTGCAACTTATCCTGGAGATTTTCTGGAGTCACCCAAACCACAGGGCAATCTGGTATTTCAGAATCTGGGAAATGAACCTCTCCAGAAGTGAATGTTAAACAACCTGCCAACATTGCTTCCAATCCAGATTTTCCTATTCCACCTGCCCAGGCATCTCCATTCGGACTCAAAACCTGATCGATGAAAATATGAGATCGTGCCTTGATATGAACAGATCTCTTCCATATTACATGCATGATACATTTATAGTTCAGATCATATTCTTCTGAAAGATTCTGTATGGCCTTCTCAATTAGTTCAGTCCCTTTTACTTTTTTCTTTGATTCAATGAATGGAGAATGAGAAATCGTCAATTTCTTTTCCTTCCTGTCAGGAACTGATATTTCCATAGGATGATAGAATATCTTATGAGGTAATGAACAGAACCGGGAAAGATCAGGCATACAATATATTTGCATTCCCTCCATTAAAGAGTCTAATCTTTCATGGTGTACACGATAATAAGTATCAGTTAGGATAACCTTCACTCTCTTGTTATCCAAAACACTTTCTCCATAGATTTCAAGAACTTCATCAAGAGTGCATCCTGCTACAATAACAACTGTTTGATTCCTGATCGGGAGTGCCTTTTTATAACCAAACTTATGTGGAACCATACCATACATTTTCTTTCGGTCCCTATACCGAAAGTATACCTGAACAGAACTATTCCTCTTCAGAGCATGGTATATACCAACGCAGTTACCATATGAAGCATCGTGTGCCAATAGTTTTATCATAACTCCGGTTGTTCTATTTGTATATTGTCACCTCCCAATCCTGCTTTGGTTACAAACTGACTTAAATCCTCTGGCCAATTATCCCTATGGAAAACGAATTCATAATCTCCGGGAATCATCTGGAACCAACCATCAAACCGATAGTAGGTATTTCCATCTGCAGTTGTTATTCTCTCTGCATATTTCATCAGGAAATTGGCCAATGCTATATTTTTACCCAATTCAATCATAATCCAATAGATTGTAAAAATTCAAGTTTAACTGGGTCATCACATATCTTCTTATAAAACTTCAGATAATAAGGGTATCTGGTGAAAAAATTGACGTAAAGTTTCTTTGGAACTTGTCTGTACCTTATTAGTACTCTCATTTTATCAGCATTTCCATTAAAATCCATTTTATCGAAAGTACTACCGTCTCCATTATCAGTCACCCGTAGAAACATAGTTTCATCATAAGTTCCACCAATTGCTGTACAAATATTCTTACGGTATTGCTGATCAACTACAAAATCATCATAGACAATACTTACAAAACCTGAATCGTGTGAATTCATAAACCTTGTAATAAGATACCAAGCCCGTACGGGTCTGGTATTTGCTTGATTATCACAATTATCATGATATGTAGAATATGAAGCCAGCCAATTCAGAAAATCCCGGGTCTGTAATATCTTGATTCCATTCTCCCTGTCAAGAGCCGGGTTATGTCCCTCCATATCATAATAGGTCCTACCAGGACACCAAGATTTGATCATGTTTCCAACAAAAGCATGACCACTTCTCTTTGGAGCTATATGGTAGATAGGGTTACTCATGATCCCACAATTTTTTAAGTTCCGGTATTTTGACCTGGTGAGGTCTGGGTATCCCATGAAAAGAAACTATTGAAGCTCCGTCCGGTGGAAGTTTCCTTCCCTTCTTTGAAATATGCCATTTATAACTCAGTACAGCACCGGGAGCAACATTATCCCACCGATCTGCAAATTCATCTGCAATATGACGAACCCAGTAACGTTCTCTTCCCTGAGTAAATTCAACTGCAGCATTTACGTTGGCTACAAACGGATCCCAGAACAATTGAGCAATCTGATCTCCTGCCCGAAATGACATCACATCACCATCCAGTTTATATTCTTCACCTGGTTTGAATTTGCTTCGGGCACAAAACAGCCCATCATACCCCATTATTTTCTCCAGAGTACCCACGATCATCACATCAAGGTCCAAACAGAGCACCTGACGTTCCGAGAGATTGGCTTCTGGACTGAACATAAATATTCGTGGGAGAACCCCGGTTTTTGTGATCATCGGAAATTCACGCTTCTGTACGTTCTCAACAAGGTTCAGATTTTCATTGGTAAAACAGATAAATTCAAATTCCCGGGTAGCAAACTTCTTTATTCCATGGTAGAGATTGTTTACATATTTAGAAGCAAGTTCCAACGATACATCCCCTGTTTTCTCTGCAAGTCTACGATATGATTCATCAGATATAATTTCCGGATTGACCCTGCGTTGCCACCGATCACCTTCCCAATAAAAACATATGACGTACATTGGTTCCATCATCCTCTTGCCATTTGTTCAAGCCAATCAATTTCAACGGTCCTTCTAAATAATCCATTCTTAGGTTGTCCCGTAACAATAATCACATCATCCGGAGGATTGTGTCGAAGTGAACTAATTTTATTTACAGTAC